GAGTTTCAGGAACTGTACGAGTCTTTGTTAGAATCTGAATAAATCGCTTTACTTTTCTGGGCAACCGCAGTATACTAAGTTTTTTATTGAGGAATTTATCCTATGTCTGAAGAAGTTAAATTAAGCAAAAAAGAGCAGTATGCTGCCCAGAAACGCGATAAGCAAGCAGCGATAAAAGAAAAACGAAGAGAGATTGCATCAAAGATTGGCGGTGGCGCAGAACCCGACGTCAATCCTCTCAACTACAGACTTTCTATTATGATTGCTCTGAATTGGTATAACGTAAACGCCGATTATAAACAATACCGTTCTTGGTTAAATGAGTATCTAATCAACACGGAAAGAAAGAAGTTGATTACTGTTCTGAATAAAGTTTCTGACCATGAGATACGTTCGATTGGTATGTTATGTCGATTGAATTTACGCGACCAGTATCTTGAAGACTCAGATGTTGCATTCATTGAATCTACAATTACTCGTTTGATTGAAAGTGTCAATATACCTGCTCCAAAGGTAGAAGATACAATTACGATAATTCCTGAAGTCGATAAAAAACCGAAAATTGTTATAGATAAATCAAGGGAAGAAGCAATTCGTTTATCCGAAGGGTTTGAAGAAGCGATAGATAATTTTGTCATTAAAAAGAAATCTGATTTCAATGCGTCCGATTATCTAAAGGCAAACGAAGTTCCTGCCGCTGTATCTAAAAAGATTGCGGAATTATACAAACCGATGTTATCTGAACTGATGGAAGCGCAAGACGGCGAAGATAAAGAATTAACAGAAGGTTATTCTAATTTTACTAAAGCGCAATTGAAGAAGTTTGTTGCATTCGTCGAGTCGTTGATAAACGCTTGCAATCAGCAAATTGTTTCTGTTAAAGTTAAAAAAACCCGTGCCAAGAAACCTGTTTCGCCGGAAAAATTGATTGCAAAATTAAAATTCATGAAAGAGTTTGATGAACTTAATTTGAAATCAATTAAACCTACCTCTATAGTAGAGTCAAACGAAATTTGGTTATATAATACTAAGAACAAACGGTTGTTTGTCTATAAAGCAGCGAAAGATAGTAAATTGTCGGTTAAAGGAACTGCAATCACGGGTTATGACATTAAAGAATCTGTATCAGTTTGTCTTAGAAAACCGGAAGAGTTTTTTAAGAATACTCAATTAGCAAAACGCGCGTTGGGAAATGCATTTAAATCAATTAAAACTAAACCTGCGTTGGCAAACGGCAGAACCTGCGAAACTATGGTTATTCTAGGGGCATTTTAATGAAATATTGGTCTTATAATGAAATGGATGTTAATCCTGATGGATCAATCGGGTACGTCGTAACATTATCTGAAGACCAAATCATTGCACAATATTGGTCTTATTGGTATAATCAAATGTGTAATAAATTGGGTACAGAATATGTTAATAATAATTATACAACCCATGATTGTATTGATGATTGGGTTGTTGCGAATTGGGCATGGGAACAAAAAAATGAAAATTGAAGATATTGTTTATAGCGTAGTTGTAATGATGTGTTTAACTTGGGCGACTGTTACTGTTGTTAATAAGTATGCGCCGGAAGTCCCAAAGAACCCGCAAGTCGAACAAGAATTGATTGAAATTATAAAGGTCGTGAATAATGATACTAATTGATTACAGTCAGATCGCTCTTAGCGTTTTGACAACTCCTGAGTTTAAATCTAAATTAAATGGTGATGAAGAAACAGTTAAGGATCTTGTAAGACACGCCACCATTGCAACAATACTTTCTTATAAAAAGAAGTACGGCGGAAAATACGGGCAGGTTGTTATTGCTTGCGATGGTCGCCAATATTGGCGCAGAGAAGTATTTCCCTATTATAAAGCAAGTCGTAAAAAAAATAGAGATAAATCTGATTTGAATTGGAAACTGATTTTTGATTGTTTATCTGAAATTAGAAATGACATTAAAGAATATTTCCCATATCGAGTAATTCATTTAGATCGATCGGAAGCAGATGACATTATTGCCGTTATTACAGAATGGGCGCAAAGTAATGAATTAATTGAGCAGGGACTTGAAACAGAACCTCAACCAATTCTAATTGTTTCATCTGATAAAGATTTTAAACAGTTACATTCATATCATGATGTTAAACAATGGTCGCCGATGCAGAAGAAGTTCGTTACTTCGACTAAGAAAGAAATTCAAGAATACAAAATACAACATATTGTCAAGGGCGACGTTGGCGACGGTATTCCTAATATGATGAGTCGCGATGACATTTTAGTTACGGAAGGCGAACGTCAAAAGGTTGTAACTGCAAAGCGGTTGGAAGAGTTTTTTGAACTTGGTAAAGACGCTTGTAGGTCTGACGAAGAGCGTAGAAACTGGGATAGAAATGAGATGCTGGTGTCATTTTCAAAAATCCCAGAAGATATAAAAACATCTATCGTAAATGAATATATACAAAACGTGCCTAAGGTTGATCGGATGAAAATCATGAATTACCTAATTAAGCATAAGTGTAGATTATTATTAAACAGTTTAGAGGAATTTTGATGAGTAAGTATGTAACTGAAATGTTAAATGAGATCAATAATGATCCAAAGTTGATTGAGAAATATAAAGATAGCAATGTATTAAAACTGTTATTTGAACATGCTTTTAATCCAGATAAGAAATTTGTATTACCGGAAGGCATTCCACCATTTAAAGAAGATCCTGCACCAATGGGTATGAGTCCAGCCAATTTGATCATGGAAGTCAAAAAACTGTATGTGTTTTGTAGAACTGACCTACAGGCAATCCGACGGGAAACGCTGTTTATTCAGTTACTCGAGAATGTGCATCCGTCCGAAGCAAGAGTGTTACTTCATGTAAAAGACCAAACCTTGCATTTGTTGTATAAAAAAATTACCCATAAACTGGCGTTTGACGCAGGTCTGGTATCCGTGCCGCCTATTGAAAAGGTGAAGAAAGAGAGAAAAAAGTCTGCGAAGGATGGTCAGTCGGACTTACCAGAGGAAGAATTAATCGTCAGTCCAATTTAAAAAAAGTTCTTTACTTCTTCAAAGGATTGCGGTATACTAACTTTGTAAATTTGAAAAGGTGATTTTTTATTATGAAACTTAGTTTGAACGTTCTATTGAAAAAACTTGATAATAGAACCTCATTTTTTGATGAGGTTCGTATCAACGGTTTAACCTTGTTGGTTAACAATAGAAAAAATTCAAGATTCAATACATTATTGCAATTCAGAAAAGCAGGCATTACAATAGAATGTAATTGCTGTAAGGTTCAACCAAGTTATGCAGAATATACAGAAAACTTTGGTTTAAGAATGATGGTCAATGAATTCAATCATATGACCATTGATCACATCGCACCAAAGTCTAAAGGTGGCGCAAGTTCGCCTGATAATTATCAAATTTTATGTTGGAATTGTAATCACAATAAAGGTAATAGATCATGAAAACAAAAGTAACAATTAGTCAAGACGGTGATAGAATTTTTCTAAGAACACCCTACAAGAAAGGTTATGTTGTGTGGTTACTAGAAGAATTACAATCATATGACAGTTCATATTATCGGTATACCCATGAATGGGTTTTATACTCAAAGAAACGCGAACATAATCCAGAACGGGTTGCAAGATGGCATAAAGAATACTTGTTTGGGTTTAACGTTCTTTCAATGATTAGAAAAACCGCTGCAGCAAAGCATTACTATTCATTATTGAAAGATTTGAACGACATTGAAATTAATCCTAATTTGACTTACTAATAAGGAATTTTATATTATGAAAGCAATTGAACCGACAGTAAAAATCAAATCCGTTAAATCAGTATCATTGTTTGATGCGTTTAACCTCAATAAAAGAATTGAGAACTACAAATTATCCAGAGCATGGGCAGACCGCAATCTGGATAATGGCGAGATTCTGGTAGAGTCGTTGGAAATTGAATATATCTATTTTCAACAACATATTTTTATCGAGGAAACCAAAGAACTATTATCCAAACTAAATAGAATTGGATTTGAATCATTAGTTGGGTTTCCCGATGAGAAATTATTTGATAAGTTCGCATCAATCATGTACAACAAAAAGCACAATGTTTCATTGAGTCTATATAAACCAGAACATGGTGATGCGATTAAAACTGCATACGCAATTGCCGAAGATTCAAAAACAGAAGGATTGACGGAACTGGCAGTATTCTTATCTGCTGTTAATGTTTTGATGGATAAATAATATGTTATTGACCGATATTAGAGCAGACCTAGATGCTGCTAGAAAAGAGAAAAACCAAACATTACTAACATTATTAACCACGTTGTATTCTGAGTGTGCAATGGTTGGTAAAACTAAACGCAATGGTGATTCGACTGATGAAGAAGTATTATCAATCATCAGAAAGTTTAAAATTGGCGTTGAAGAAATTGCAAAAATAAAAGGTATAAATACTGATATTGAATATGAATTATCGGTATACGAAAAGTATTTACCATCAATGATTAGTGATGAAGAATTGCTGATTATTATTGATGAGATTGTTAATAGTCTGGCTGAAAAATCCCCTAAACAAATGGGTAAAGTCATGACAGAATTAAAGAATAAATACTTGGGTAGATACGATGGCACTTTAGCAAGTAAAATCGTTAAAGAAAAGTTAGTATAAATGCAAATCCCATCTAGCAATCATGGTGAATGCGCTCGACTGTTAATCGAGAATGAGGTTGGATCGTTACCAACGATGGGAGCATCTATAAATAAAGTATTAGGAAGATTAAT